CGAGGTCGATCTTGGCTTCATCGAGCACTTTTCTTGAGAGCCTCACCGGATCGAGCAACCCATTGATGTATCGCTCCCGTAGTTCCGGAGGTTTTACGTTTTCTGATTCCTCTGCCGGCAAACAGATATGACGGATATTCTCGGCCTTTCTTTTAAGCAGATAACCCGTTACATCATCCTCATGGAGTCGCTGCATGATAGTCACCACAGGGGTGTTTTCCTTATCCACCTTACGGGAAGAAAGTGTCTTGGTATGTTCGTTAGCCTGTTCTCTCAAGGCATCAGAGCTGGCCTGTTTTGGGTTCTGAGGGTCATCGTTTATGATAACATGGCCATGCTTTCCAGTAATTGTACCTCCGGTTGAGGTTGTATACCTTGCTCCAGTGGAGGTGGTCTCATAGGAACCGGTTGCACTCTTATCCCTTCTGATATTGACTTCAGGAAACAAGAGGCGGTACTTGTCACTCTGGATGATATCCTTGCTTTTGGAGGCATGATCAAGTGACAAGTCACCGGAGTATGAGTTAGAGATAATTCTCAGGGAGGCATCCTGTGTCCACAGCCATGCTGGCCACATCACTGTGACAATAGTACTCTTTGTGGTACCAGGAGGTATATTGATAATAAGGTCATAAGGCTTGGGCTCACGCTTTACAATAGCATATGACAAGGTCTGTAACTCTTCACAGAGGTAAGGAATGTGCCAATTGTAAACCGGTCTTTCTTTGATAATCACGTCCCAAAATGTTTTAACAAAGTAGAAGAAATGTCTTCTGCACATTTCACGGTCATAGGCGATTTTAAGAGCTTTGACATCCTCATGTTTCATTTGACTTTTCTAATATCTTTCCTATTGCCGCAAGGTCTGCTTCTGGTAGATTACTCAGGTCGTATTTCTGACTTAAGGCAATATCTTTACCTTCCGGTCCGGATAGCTCTGTCCTCTCGCTGTATCCCCTGTCTTTTGCTTTTGTCTTGAGGTAAAAGATAATTGCCGCGGTATCCTTTTTCTTGATCTTCTCCAGCAAGGCAAACTCGGCCATATCCTTTTGTATCTCGCAGATATTCTCTGCCTTTTCACGGAAGCTCTCGTCCTCTTTGAACCAGTTATAATAAGTCACCCTGCTGATACCAGCAGCTTCACAGGCATAAGCCACAACACCCATTGTCTCTTTGAGTTTTTCAAGGAGCAACTCTTTCTTTCGCTTCTTGGTCATCCGGCGACCTTGTCCTGTCCTGCTCATTGTATCGAATCATTAAATAAGTCACTGGTAATTTTTCTTATGGTTCTGTTCTTGGGATCACCTGCGACAAGAACCTGGTACAAGCCCCGGCAGGTTTTGTTGGAGGTCTTCTCATTCACCCTGGCGTAAAGCTTCTTCACCTGTTTATATCCCGGATACAAATCCGGATGCTGTGAGGCTTTTTTAAGCTCCTGCCGGAGGATCTTACGATAGTCTTTGTCCTCATCACCATCGAACATGGCATCTTGTCTTGAACTGCGGAACATATCCGTCTCCCAGTAGAGCATGACAAGATCTGCATTAGGCTCACGCCTGACGATGCGCTCAAAGAGGTTGGGATAGAACTCAAGCACTTTTGGTAGTGTCTTGATCGTATCGATACTAAAAAACTGGCTTATCCTGAGCTTGTTTACCGGTACTCCAACCTTGTAAAGGTAAAGGTAGGTTACCGGGAAGCTGAGGTTATGGAGCTTCATATAGAACCATACGTCATTATCTCGCCAGTCATAGATAGGATATACAAAGGGAGACTTGGACTTTGAGGCGATTGAGTTCATGCGCTGGACGGACTCATAAATCCTTAGACCGACAAACTGAGGCATATCACCAAAGAGCCTTCTTGAGAACTGCTGATAGGTCATTCCCATTACGAACTTACTGTGATTCCGGATAGCGAACTTTGGCATGGGTTTAATCCATACATCCTCTTTGCCGGGTTCCCAGCAGATGAAGCTCTCATCGTTCTCCAGTCTGTTTACGCAGTTGTAATGCTTGATCGGGAGACAGAACCAGTAGAACTTAGCTCCAAGGCTCAGGAACTTTGCCCTCCATTGTAGAACCATCTGCTCAAAGTCAGGATACACACCTTCTTCATCGAAGAAAACCACTATCAAGCGGTTAAAGGCAATACTGTATTTCTGCATGGTCTTGATGATGATATCACCCATTACAATGCTGTCTTTCCCGCCCGAGAATGAGAGTATTGCGTAAGCATGCTTATTGAAGGTTTCCAGAACCCTTCTTTCTGCAGCCGTCACCACATCGAAATCGTATGCCTTTACTTTCATTTGTATTTCCTCCTTACCTCTGCCTTGTTAAAGCCCTGGCGTTTTATCACCAGGTTAAGAAATGACTCCCGGTCGATCTTTGATAGCCGGAAGATCTCCTCACGGCTCATGCCTATCTCTTTGGAAATCTCATCAACAGTCTTTCCTTTGTCCAGAAGTGTTTTGACGATGTTCTCCATTGGCTCAAGGAGATGAGTTCCCCTGGCTCTATTGAATGTAACAGTACCGTACATATTCTTGGACTCATCCTCATGAGCAACCACAACCACCGGAATCTGGTTATGAAGTAAGCTCTTTAGCGGCTCACGTCCGGAGACAAGCCACCGGTGAAAGCCATCGATGATAGTATAGTCCGGACGTATCACAATTGGGAAACAGAACCCATTGGTAAGAATAGACTGCATAAGCAGTTTAAGGTTCTTTTCCAGAACCTTGTTTGGGTTATAGTCATTCGGTTTGATCAGGTCCCGATCAATAAACTGCATCTCCCGTAAAGGTTTGAACAGGTCTTTCTCCATAGCTAGATTGTTATTTCTTTTCCACAATGAGGACAGAGTATCGTAGCAGCCCTTTGCATCCCGGCATCAATCTCATCAAGCTCGTTCCTCTGTGTGTTCTCATCTTCTTGGGAGTAGGATTCATTCCTGGCTGCCGGCTTGGTGAAATCGACTCCCATATTATCAGGACTTATCTCGTTTAGGATGGTGTCCAGGTAGTCATTGGAAAAGCCGATAATATCGAATTCGGCTATCTCCTTCACGATCTTTTCCACCTGAGAGAAGTTCACGTAACTCATGCTTTGAATCTTGTTATCCTCGAGCAAGAGTTTCATCTTTTGTTTTTCACCTAACCCTTTTATCAAGGTGACTTTGGCTTTAGTCTCTCCCATTTGTTCAAGAGCCATCTTCTTACCATGTCCACATAGAACCAGGTAGTTCTCATCGCATATGATTGGGTAATACTGGCCGTATCGATCCATGCTCTTTACCAGGGCATCAATCTGCTCTTTGGTATGTATGTTTGGATTCTCCGGATGGTTCTTCAGTATAGATAATTCCAGAACCTTATCTTCATGTTTAACTTTATTTGCCATATTTTTCAAGTATTTGACGCGCTTCAGTAAAATAATTTGCTGCTTTCTCAAGTGTTTGTGGGCTGATCTGGTAAAGAATCTCCCAGGACTGTTCTCTGCCCTCGATGGAAGTCTGCACCGGCCAGACACCTGTACCACTCAGCCATCCTTCGGGATCGTTGTATATCGGAGGAAGGTTTCTGTTTTTGAAGTAGTGACAGGCCGCAAGAACATGCTCATGCTTCCAGTGTGCGATGGGGGAAAACCTCGTTACGCCTTTTCTGTCTGTATAGATATTCGATCCACGTCCACCTGTATAGTTGCCGTCCTGTGTCCTTCGTCCAAGAAGAATGACATCCAGCTTGGCATCCTGATAGAAGCATGCCTGTGCCTGATGCTGAATGAGTGCATACCATTTGGCCATGAGCTCTGAGGATTCCGGAAAGACCATGTGAGGGTGTTTTAACAACCAGTCATAACCAATACCCGCATCCCACGAGATACAGCCAGAGGGCTTATTATCATATATCCACCTCAGGTAATGCGGGTACTCTATCTCTTTGGATAAGCCTATGACAGAGAGGTGAACCCCTGCCAGTTCACAAACCACTTGCAGTGCAATACTGTCTTTTCCTCCTGACCAGGCATAGCCAGCTCTCTTACCATGGACTTTTGATTTAATGTCCATAGCAGCTTCATAAACCATACGCTCACACTCATCCCTTGAGATAACCTTTTCGATGTTATCCCACAGCCGGATAAAGTCTTCGTTTCTGGCCGTTTGCTTTCTGCCTGGAAGGACA